CGAAGGCAATCAGGTCGTCGATCGACTGGTCCTCAATGTGGACGTCGCTCCAACCCTGCTCGAGGCAGGCGGTCTGGAAGTGCCGGAGACGATGCAGGGGCGTTCCTTTCTGACGCTCCCGAATGACCGGCAGCAGCCCTGGCGAACGGCATTCCTCTATGAGTATTTCTGGGAGGCCGCCTACCCGGAGACCCCTACCGTCTTCGGTATCCGCACCGACCGCTACAAGTACATCACCTATCACGGCGTGTGGGATACGACCGAGCTGTACGACCTCGAGAAGGATCCCGGGGAAATGCACAATCGCATCTCGACCAGCCGCCGGAAGCACGTTACTGTCGATCCCGACTACCGCGAGGTTCACGAAGCGCTCACGAATGATCTGGCCCGCCTCAAAACGGAGTACGGTGTCCGCGAGACCCCCAACTGGGCCAAGTAAGCAACTCCGCGCGACTGTTGCCCGTCGGTCGTTCCGGGGCTGGGGCCGTCGACCCGAGGACCGGTGATCTGCCCCCGATTGATGTGCCAGTTGTTATGAGAGTCTGGCCTTGCTGAACCCGGCTTGCGAACTCTTCCCCCGGTGCTTTCCGGACATCATCGGTCTGGCCCTCTCGCAAAGAGGGGTGGCGATGCTTTTTTGCCCTCCTGCCGGCTACGAGCTGGCGGGATAATTCGTGACGGCCACGTCTTCCTAGCACCAACATCTTGAAGCATTACGTCCATCGTTCCCTCGAAAATTCCGCGCGCTGTCAATGAAATTTTTTTGTGGCGGCAACATTCGGCGCGGAGGAATGTTACGGCGCCGGCGTTAATTCCGCGCCAGTTCTGCGCCATTTTTTCGTTGAATTCGCATCGTTGTCGTGTAAATTACTTATGCACCATTCATGAGGTGATCGCAGGCCGACAGCATTTCTCGTGAGCAGACGGAAAACTGTGTTCCGCGTGCGTTGACGCGGTGAAGGGGACGCGCATGGAGGCGAACGACGCAGGCCGATCTGCGCTGATCTACCTGTTTGCCTTGACGTTGGGCGCATCCAGCCCGACGCCCGCCACCGTCTTCTTCAAAACCCAAGGCGAGCCGATCGCCCAGTCGCTCTGTGCCCTGTTCATCAAAGAGTACGGCCCGTCGGACGGCCGGCCGTCGTTCCTTTGCCAGCCGGCGGACGTGTTCACCTTCGTCGAGCAGGTCCTGCTGGACGAGGCCATCGCGCAGCTGGACGTCTACGCGGAACCCAACCTGCTCTATGATCCTGCGCCATCAGTGGATACGTTGCGGCGTGCCCAGTTCGCGTTCCGCGCGCGACGCTGGGAGCACCTTCTCAAGCAGCGCGCCTCCGCGCAGGCTCCGATTTCGCCGAAGGTTCCGTCGCCGTCCGCAATCCAACTCGGCAGGCCGGGCGGGCCTTGTTTCGTTCTGGGCCGGGAGAAACGCCCGTTGACCGATGCCCAGCGGGCGGTGGTGGCGAGGCTGCTTGATGCGGGCCGAGCCGGTCTGACCAAGGATGCACTCGAGCTCGTTCGGCCGAGCGCGCGGCGCATCCTGCGGGCCCTTCGCCAGGATCCGGACTGGGCCCAGGTCATTGGCATGGCCAACCAGACGAACGGTCGCTACCGAATCTGGACCGATCACAACCCATCCCACCGATCCACGTCTCTATGATCCTGCACCACCGATCGATACGCGTCATCTACCCGCTTTTTACTGCGCGCACCCAGACGATTCTCCGTCAAAAAATGTACACCTATGTCCACCTTTGTCCACCTAAATGTCCACCTATGTCCACGAATGTCCACCTGCCCTCGTGCGAGAATGCGGGCCGCATCGCGCGGCGCGATGCCCGGCATGAAAGGAGGCTTGCCATGATCGCACCGGGCTCGGGCAACAGACGTTTCAGTCAGATTTCACCGTCGCGCCGAGCGCTGATCCGGCGTCTGCAGCGCATCGGCTTCGGCCGAATCACATTCCAGACCCGGGCCGGTGAGCCCGACCTGACCCGTCGCTGCCGAACGGTGCGCACGGTGAAACTGGTCGGCAGCCCGAGCGGGGCGCCCTTCGCGTCGTCCCTGTCGGACTTCGCGCTTCGGCGCGAGCACGTCGCCCTGCTGGCGACGCTGAGCCACGTCCCGGACGACGCGTGCGTGACGATCGAGGTTCTGCACGGCCTGCCGTTCAAGATGACTGTCGAGGAGGTGCTGGCCTGAGCAACGGGAATCGGCCCCCCTACTGTGATCCAGAGTACGAGTACCTGACAACTAACCGGCCACAAAGTGGAGGCGTTGTGGGTGCCGCAAAGCGGCAATCCTGCAGCGCCTCCTTTGCATGTGGTCACCGCTTCGGTTGGCACCCACACGACGCCTCCCGGCCAACGGGAGGTCTCAATGGACACCCATCCGAAGCGATCCGAACCGAACGACTACGCACTCAAACTCATCCACCACAAGGCACTGCAACTCGTCGGCAAGGCGGGCTACACACAGAACGACTTGGCCGATATCCGACAGGATCTGATTGCCACCTTGCTGAGGCGCCTGCCGAAGTTCGACCCGGCCAAGGCGACCTACAACACGTTCGTCGCCCGCGTGGTCGAGCGGAAAATCTGCAATCTTCTCCGCGACCGCCAGGCGGAGATGCGCGACCACCGGCGCGAAGAGTGTTCGCTCAACGACCAGGTTGACGCGGGCGAATACGAGCCTGTGGAACGACTGGCCACCATCAGCCAGGACGATCAAGACAGCCGCACGGGCAAGTACACGCGACCTACCGAGGAGCGTACAGGGCTTCACCTGGACATCGAAACCGTGCTGGCCGCCCTACCGCCCGACCTGCGCCGCGTGGCGGAACTGCTCAAGATTTATCCCATCAAACGGGTTGCACGCGAGCTGGGTATCCCGCGCAGCACATTCTACGAAAACCATCTTGCACGGTTACGTGAAGCGTTCGAGGCCAATGCGCTCTGCGATTACCTGCTGTGATTATTTTTTCCGACAGTTCGCCCTCGCGCCGGGTAAGTAACGAATAGGCGGCCCAGGGCAAACCGCATCGGAGACATTTCTATGAGCGAAGTTATGGATTTGAGCATCGACCTGAACGTTCTCGAAGCCGAATCGGCCGAGCAGTACCACGCCCAGAAGGGCCGGTACCTGACGAGCCACCAGCTGCTCGATTTCATGGCCTGCCCGTGGCTCTATCGCAAGAAACAGCTCGGCCTGATCCAGGACGGAGATACGCCAGCCCTGCTGGTTGGTCGGGCAACACACACACGCGTGCTCGAAGGCCGCGATGTCTACGAGGCCGAGTTCGCCCTCGGCGGGCCGATCAATCCACGCACGCAAAAACCCTTCGGGTCCGGCACGAAGGCGTTTGCCGAGTGGGCCGAGGTCCAGGGCAGGCCTGTCCTGTCGCATGAAAACATTGAGCTCATCGAGCAGATAGCCTCCGGCGTGGCGCAGAACAGTGAAGCGGTCGACCTGCTGCTCTACGGCCGAGCCGAGGGCGTGGTGCGAACGGAATATTGCGAAACGCTGTGCCAGGCACGGCTCGATTGGGTGCATCCGCATCGTGGGATCGTCGATCTCAAGACGGTGGCTGACCTCACCTGGTTCGAGGCGGACGCACGCCGCCGGCGCTACCACCACCAGGTCGCGTTCTATCAGTCGGTTCTCGCGCAAGTCATCAGCGTGCACGTACCTGTCTACCTGATCGCCGTCGAAAAACAGGAACCATTCCGCTGCGGCGTCTGGCGCGTGTCGGACGACACCCTGACGATCGCGCGGAAGGAAAACGAGGCAGCGATCCGGCGTCTTCAGCAAGCACGCGAAACCGACATGTGGACCACGGGCTACGAGACGGTCCGCATATTGGAACTGTGTTGAACCTATCCCGCGCCCGGGCGGCTTGTGGCGAGTCCCACATGCGCGACGGCCACCCCCCGGGCGCTTTGATGCGGGGACGTGCAAGGGATGCACGCCGGCCTCATGAGCCGGACAGAGCGGGTTCGAGTCCCGCCCCCGCTAATCGCTGGCCAGCGAACCCGGACTTCGGAACGTCATCGGTAACCACATGGATAAGGGACATGCAATGTCACTACTTGAACGAATCCACACCGGCCGACGCCACACGCCGCCCCGGCTGATGATTTACGGAACAGAAGGTGTGGGCAAATCGACCACCGCCGCCCAGGCGCCGAGCCCGATCTTCGTCCCGACCGAGGACGGGCTCGACCAGATCGAGTGCGCGAGTTTCCCGCTGGCCGACAAACTTGCCGACGTTGAGGCGGCGCTCCAGGTTTTGCTCCACGAGGAGCATGACTACGGAACGGTTGTGCTCGACTCGGTCGACTGGCTGGAACGTCTGATCTGGGATGCGCTCTGCAAGCAATACGGCGCGCCGAGCATCGAGAAAGTCGATGGCGGCTATGGGAAAGGGTACGTGCACGCGATCACATACTGGCGTCGTGTCCTCGACCACCTGAACGCGCTCCGCAACCAGCGTGGCATGTGCGTGATCCTGCTGGCCCACGCGAAGGTCGAAAAGTTCAACGATCCCGATTCCGAGGCTTACGACCGCTATTCGCCACGCCTCAACAAACACGCGACGGCGCTGCTCACCGAATGGGTCGACGCCGTCCTGTTCGCCACGCGGAAGATCATCACGAAAACAGCGGATTCTGGTTTCGGACGGGCCCGCACCGTCGCCGCAGGCCTGGGCAAGGACGGCGGCGAGCGCATTTTGCGCTGTGTCGGTGGCCCGACCTGCGTCGCGAAGAACCGGTACAACCTGCCGGCCGAACTTCCTCTTTCGTGGCCGGCCCTCATGGCGGCCCTGGTCAACGGCGACACCCCCACCCCCAGCAAGGAGGACTGACCCATGCCGAGTCTTGATGGATTCAATGCAAGTGAAGTGGAACCCGCCACGTTCGAGCCGCTGCCGGCAGGCAAATATCTGGCAGCGATCACGGCCTCGGAAATGAAACCCACGAAAAACGGGAGCGGCAGCTACCTCCAGCTGACGTTTACCATCCTGGATGGCGAGTACCGCAACCGGGTGCTGTGGTCCAGGCTGAACCTGCAGAACTCCAATGCGACGGCTGTCAAGATCGCGCGCGGCGAGCTGTCGGCGATCTGCCGGGCAGTCAACGTCATGCAACCGCGCGACAGTGTCGAGCTGCACAACATTCCGCTGGTGATCACGGTCAAGCTCAAAAAGCGCAAAGACACCGACGAGCTGGCCAACGAGGTCAAGGGTTACGAACCGAAGTCGGCGGCCGACGGTCAGCCACAGCAGGCGCCGTCGAACGACACCACACCTCCGTGGAAACGATAAGGAGTTGTTGATCATGGATCGCGCAGAGAACCAATTCAATGAACGCATTGTAAAGATAGTCGAAACCTGCGACGGCAAAGTGGAACGCACCTTCTACTGTATTCGCGATTTGAACCTGGGGTACTGGACGAGCAACGAACCCTTTGACGGGTTGATCTGGACGAGGGACCCCCAATGCCGACGGGAGTTTAACAGCCGTCCGAAAGCGAAATCGGAGTGGAAGAACTTTCTCCGGTGGCGTCGCGAGCAGGAGGAACCCCGCAATCAAGTTGACGAGATCCTCATGGCGTGTAAGCGCGCCAGGGCAAAGGTGGCCTGATGCAATTGACTCTTCCATGGCCACCGAGTGTCAACCATTACTACCGGCGTGTCGGGCCGCGCACGTTGATCAGCCGGGAGGGCCGGATATACCGCAAGGCCATCTGCGCCCTCCTGGCCGGCAACGGGCCGCGCAAACCGCCTGCCGGCGGACGCATCGCCCTGGCGATGGACGCGTTCCCCCCGGACCGTCGGCGTCGCGATCTCGACAACTTACTGAAAAGCACGCAGGACGCGCTCGCGCATGCGGGCATCTACGAGGACGACAGCCAGATCGACCTGCTGGCAGTCCAGCGCCGCTCGGTGCTGCCCGACGGAAAGATCGTGGTATCGATCGAGCCGCTGCCGCTGCGACGCTGCCTGTTGTGCGGCCAGCTTCTGGCATCTCACGGAGGTGAGAATTTCGATGAAAACTGAAACCACAACACTCAAGCTCGACCAGATCCGCATCGACGGTGGCACGCAACCGCGCGTGACCATCGAAGAGCAGGTCGTGGCCGAGTACGCCGAACTTTACAGCACGGGCACGGACCTCCCGCCCGTGACGGTATTTTTTGACGACACGAACTACTGGCTGGCCGACGGATTCCACCGCTACTGGGCCAACAAGAGGATCGGTTGTGAGTACGTTCTGGCCGAGGTCCACCACGGAACGCAGCGCGATGCCATCCTCTACTCGGTCGGGGCGAACGCCGGTCATGGCCTGCGTCGCACGAACGCTGACAAACGCAAAGCCGTCCTGACGCTGCTGGAAGACCCCAAGGTCAGTCATGACGACGATGGCAGACCGTGGTCAGATCGGGCAATCGCCGGTCGGTGCCATGTGAGCCCCCACACCGTTGTCTCAACCCGAAGCACTATGCAAATGCAAAGTGCTTCGGTCCGCAAGACATCGGATGGTCGCACGATGAACACCTCGAGAATCGGCCGCACCAAGCGGAAACCCAAACGCGGCGGCATTTCGACCACCGCCATGAAACCCGTCCGCCAGCCGCGCCCCGCGCTGGCCCAGACCCATATCAACCTCCCCCACGATCCGTCCCATGGCGCACGGGCCATCGTGTCGGCCATGGGTGAGGACTACGCGCGTCGGTTGATCGATTCTTTGACCGCCTATCTCCAGAAAGAAGGTGAAGCATGATCGCATCGCGACAACTCCGATCGGACAGCGAACCGGTATGCAAGCGTATGATCGTGACCCCCGGCCTGGCCCTGAAATGGCTGGAAACGGTCAACACCAACAATCGTCCGCTCTCGGAAACCCTGGTCCGGCGCTTCGCACGCGACATGACTGACGGAAAATGGGTACTCACTCACGCGGGGATCGCTTTCGCTCCCGACGGTACGTTGCTCGACGGGCAGCATCGATTGTGGGCCGTTGCCGAGGCGGACATACCTATCGAATTCTATGTGTGGCACAACATCCCGCCAGAGGCCATGATGGCAATCGACTGCGGTAAGTCGCGGTCGATGAATGATATCCTCAACATCGCCGGCACCAATGGCGAGGTCAGCAGAAGCCGGCTGGCCGTGCTGCGCGCGATGCTCGGAGGATTCGGTAGCCCGCCCTCCCTGTCTCCGGCCGAGACCTCGAAAGCCCTGCATCTGCATCACGATGCCATCGAGTTCGCCCTGACGCATCTGCCCACACTCTCAAACGCACGGGGCATTAACACCGCCACCACTCGCGGGGTCATCGCCCGGGCCTACTACACGCTGGACCTCAGAATGCTCAAGAACTTCTGCCGGCAGCTCACCACGGGAATCGTTACCTCCGACGAGGAGAGCGTCGTGGTGTTGCTTCGGCAATACCTGCAAGAGAACCGTGACTACTCGTTTCCAGTACGAATGCAGCGCTATGCCAAGATTCAGCGCGCATTGATTGCCTGGTGCCGAGGCGAAAACCCGGGCCGACTCTACGGTGTCTCCGCGGAATACTTTCCGCTGCCGACGGAGCTGGAGGCGCACCATGACAACTGAGCTCCCCCAAAGGCGCATCTACCTGTCCGGCCCGATGACGGGCTACACGCACCATAATTTCCCGGCCTTCCATACCGCTGCCGAACGCCTGCGTCTAGCCGACTGGGACGTGGTGAACCCGGCCGAGAATTTCAACGGACGCACGGACCTGCCGCGCGAGACGTATCTACGAGCCGACATCGCTGCCCTGACGCGCTGCAATGCGATCGCCATGTTGCCCGGCTGGGAGAAATCGCGCGGCGCGAAGCTGGAATACCTTATCGCCCGCGAGTTGAAGCTGATGGTCATCGACATCGCGACCCTGGCACCGATGGTCCGTGCACCCAACCCGGTGTTCCTCCTCGTCCATCCGGAAATGGCGGCCGAGAACCGGTCGCAAAATAGCGACCTGCCGATGCAGCAAACACCCGAGTCGGATACGCCCGCATCTGAGAATGCCCAGCCTGAAAACATCCTGGCCGAAGCCCAGCGGCTGACGGACGGCTGCCGCCACGCGGACTACGGCCATCCGCGCGAAGATTTCGCGCGCGCGGCCGCGATGTGGACTGGGATTCTGCGGCCCAAGCTGCGCGAGGAGGCAACCATCACGTCGGCGGACATTCCGCTCTGCATGATCGCCATCAAGCTGTCGCGCCAGGCCAACCGCCACAAACGCGACAACCTCGTCGACATCGCCGGTTACGCACGAACGGCTGCCATGGTCGCGGGGGACGAGTGATGGCCAAGGGCTGCAACCTGCCGGACGGGGTGGAGGTGTCGGTATGACACAGTGCACACCAACCAAGGACTGGATCACACAGCCGGACGGGTTGCTGTTACTGGTTTGCCAGAGAGGCAAGGAAGGCATCCGGAGCGAGAACGGGCAGTTCGATGCCCCGGAAGTGATCAAGATCGCGCGTCACGACGCAGTCGGCCCCACTGCGCAATGCGCTGACGTATTGGATCGCATCCTCGAAATCACCCATCGGCGAATCCAGCGCCTGGTGGATGAGCTGATCGTCCAGGGGCACGATCTCGAAGACGTCTCGGATCAGTCGCAGGGCGCGCAACGCGGTACGGTGATTCGAGGCGCGGCGCAAAAGGTAATAGAGGGTGCTGAAACTGTCGGCCGAGACAAGCCCTTGAATCCGCCCGATTTCCACTGCGGACCAGATCTCGACGGCACTAGCGAGGAACGGCTCGCGTTTGGCGAGCACGTCGAGCAGAACGTTGATATCGACCAGAACGCGCTTGATCACCGGCCATACCTTTCAGCCAGCGCTTCCTCGATCAACGCACGGTCGGTCTTGTTCTTGGGAAGCTTCACCAGCCCGATCGCTTTGCGGGTGAGCGGTCCCGATGGGCGGTTGCGTCGCGATGGCCGCTTGGCGATCGCTTTCACAAACTGCGTGAACATAGCCGAGACGCTGGTACCCCGCTTTTCGGCAATCCGCTTGGCCTGGTCGATGACTTCCTCGTCGATGCTGAGTGTCAGTTTGGGCATCGGCTGGCTCCTGATTCTGTACGTGCAACCTCGCCACAATTATACGTATCGGCACGATTGGAGGCAAGCCCCGCTAGACGGGCGGGAGGTGGCCTTATGACCGAGGCCCGCCCGCCGATAATGTTACGACCATACCAGACGGAAGCAGTCAGCGCCGTTTATGAACACCTGCGTTTGCGGGATGACAATCCCTGCGTGGTTATCCCGACGGCCGGGGGCAAGACGCCGGTCATGGCGACGATCTGCCGGGACGCCGTGCAGCGCTGGAACGGTCGCATCCTGATCCTCGCGCACGTCAAGGAACTACTCGAGCAGGCGGCTGACAAGCTGCACACGATGGCGCCGGACCTCTGGAACCAGATCGGCGTTTACTCGGCTGGCCTGGGCAGTCGCGACACCGAACACGCGATCATCGTGGCGGGCATCCAGTCGGTGTACAAGCGGGCGGCCGAATTAGGACCTTATGATCTGGTCCTGATAGACGAGGCTCACATGCTCCCGCCTGACGGCGAGGGGATGTATCGCACCTTCCTTGCCGACGCACGAGTCGTCAACCCGAACGTGCGGCTGATCGGCCTGACCGCGACGCCGTACCGCATGACAACGGGCATGATCTGCGGGCCGGACAACCTGCTCAACCACATCTGTTACGAGATCGGCGTGCGCGAGCTAATCGTGCAGGGCTACCTGTGTCCGCTGCGGTCCAAGGCGGGTCGCCGCAAGGTGGACACGTCAGGTTTGCACATCCGCGGCGGGGAGTTCATCGCCGGCGAGGTCGAAACGCTTATGGACGACGACTCGCTCGTGCGATCCGCCTGCCGCGAGATCATCGATTACACGCAGGACCGACATTCGGTCTTGATCTTCGCAGCCGGTGTCCAGCACGCCCTGCATGTGCAGCGCGTCCTGGGCGAATACCAGAAGGAGTGCGGTTTCGTCTGCGGCGATACGCTGCCGTTCGATCGGGCCGACACTCTGAAGCGCTTCCGCAGTGGCGACCTCAAGTACCTCGTCAACGTCAATGTGCTGACGACCGGTTTCGACGCGCCGAACATCGACTGCATCGCGCTGTTGCGCCCGACGAACTCGCCGGGGCTCTATTACCAGATGGTCGGGCGGGGCTTCCGGATCGATCCCAGCAAAACCGACACGCTCGTCCTGGATTTCGGCTCCAACATCCTGCGACACGGGCCGGTGGACGATCTGCGGATCAAGGAACGTGCCAACGGCAATGGCCCCGCGCCGGCGCGGGAGTGTCCGCAATGCCGGGCGGTGATCCATGCGGCCTACACCCTCTGTCCGGAGTGCGGGTACGAGTTCCCCCCGCCCCAACGCGAACGCCATGACGGGCAGGCGTCGACCGAGGGCATCCTTTCCGGCGAGGTCACCGAGACCGAATACGACGTGACGGAGATCTTTTACAGCGTCCACCAGAAGCGCGACGCGCCGGAGGGCCATCCGCGTTCGATGCGCGTCGATTACCAAGTCGCCTTCAACAAGTTCTGCAGCGAGTGGATCTGTGTCGAGCACGACGGTTACGCGCGCGCCAAGGCCGAAGGATGGTGGCAGCAGCGCTCGCACATGCCCGTACCGGATACAGCCGAGGAGGCCGTCGCCCTGGCCAACGACGGCGCGTTGTGCGTGACGCAACGGATCAAGGTTCGCTCGGTCGCCGGCGAGAAGTTCGATCGGATCGTCGCCTATCGGCTCGGGGCCAGGCCCGACTACCGCGAGGCGGGTTGCGATGAACGTGACGAGGAACCGGCCGATTCGGATTGGCCACCTGCGCCAGAGGAGGTGCCGTTTTGATCGCTGGTCAAGAGATCGTCTATCGACCCAGACCTCAGGATGCGCCAGCCACAGAGAGCCCGGCTCCGAAACAGATGGATGCGCTTGCCCATCGCGTGGGCGAGCTGCTCGACGCGACGCTGGCGATCAATGAGGAGGAACTGACAGAGGTCATTTGCGAGGCGCACCGCTCGCACGCCAAGCAGAAGGAAGACCCGCCCGAACGGTTCGCCGTTCCGCGTCAGGCATTGCGCATGTTCTGGCAGTTTCGAAGACACCTTGGGGCGGCGATGTGCGGCCGCCGGGAAGGATGAGTGGCGATGGTTGGCGTAACGGATCGCGAGATCATCGTGGACAGGGAATTCCAAGGCCTGGTCCCGCCATTGACGGATGAGGAACGTTTCGGCCTGGAAGAGAGCCTCTTACGCGACGGGTGCCTCGACCCGCTGGTCGTATGGGCCGAGCAGGGCATCCTGCTCGACGGCCATCACCGCAAGGTAATCTGCGACCGGCACGGGATCGACTACCCGACGCGGCCGCTGAGTTTCGACTGTCGCGACGACGCAAAACGGTGGATTATCGAGCACCAGTTCAGCCGGCGGAACCTCACACATTACCAGCGGGCCGAGTTGGCGCTGAAGCTCAAACCACTGATCGCCGAGCAGGCGGCGCAGCGTACCGGTGGACGGCCGAAAAAGGGTGAGGAAAAACCGGTCCAGATATCTGGACCGGTTTCTAAGACAGATCACGTTCTTGCTCGGATGGCCGGCGTGTCGCACGACACGATCGCAAAGGCCGACTACATCGCTACGCACGCGGACGAAAAGACGAAGGAGTATCTGCGGCGTGGCAAGAGCAAGCTGTCGATCGATAAAGTCTATGGCACTCTGCGCAAGGCCGAGCAGAAACGGCAGCGGGCCGCACGCAAGACCGCCCGCCCCCAGCCTGGTGGCGATCGCTACCGTCTGATCACCGCCGATGTCGCCGACGCCGCGCACCACATCGAGGCCGGCTCCGTCGACTGGATCATCACAGACCCGCCCTACCCGAAACAGTACCTCGAACTCTACGACCACCTCGCCCGGCTCGCAGACCATGCCCTCGCCCCTGGTGGCTCGATGGTGGTCATGGTCGGCCAGTCCTACCTGCCGCAGGTTATCGATCGGCTCTCCGAAAAACTGACCTACCACTGGACACTGGCCTACCTGACGCCGGGCGGCCAGGCGGCGCAGCTTTGGACACGGCGGGTCAACACGTTCTGGAAGCCCCTGCTGTGGTTCACCAAGGGGACGTACGAGGGCGAGTGGGTCGGTGATGTGTGCCGCAGTGACACCAACGACAAGCGCTACCACCACTGGGGCCAGTCGGAGGGCGGAATGGCCGACGTCGTCGACCGGTTCACCGACCCGGGCGACCTGATTCTCGATCCGTTTCTGGGTGCCGGGACCACGGGCGTCGTGGCCGTGCGTATGGGCCGGCGGTTCATCGGGATCGATGTCGACCCCGACGCTATTTCCACCGCCGAGGAACGCCTTGCACAGGAGCAGTGCGATGATGCAGGTTCGTGAAGAGCGCACGGGCTGGCGTGATGAGCGGATCAGCGCACGGCACCGTCAATGGGGATACGACTGTCCGGCACTCGACCTCGACTTCCTGATGCTCGAGTACGACGTGGGCAAGGCGGTCGCGCTCGTCGAATACAAGCACGAGGACGCCGCGCCGGTCCATACCGGACACCCGAGCCTTCGGGCTCTGGTCGACCTGGCCGACCGTGCCGCACTGCCCGTGTTCGTGGTGCGATACGCCGACGACTTTTCCAGATGGTACGTCTCGCCACTGAACAATCACGCACGCGCGATCCATGGGGAGCCGAGCTCACTTACTGAAGAGCAGTGGGTCGATCTGCTTTACCGCTGCCGTGGAAAATCGATGCCGCCGTCTTGGGCGAGTCTCAACTGAAACCGGTTTCGGAGATTGTTCATTGCCCCAGGTCGTATCACAACTCGCCAACGCCGCCGAGGCGTACCTTGCGGCCGGACTCTGCGCACTGCCCGCGCGCCGGGCCGAGAAACGACCAGCCGTCGGCCGGTGGAAGCAGTTCCAGACACGGATGCCCACGGCGGCCGAGCTGCGTGCCTGGCGGGCGAATCGTTACGACGCCGTCTGCCTCCTCTGCGGCCGGGCGTCGGGCCATCTCGAGTGCATCGATTTCGACGCGGGCGGCGAGCTGTTTTCAAAGTGGTGGGACCGCATCCCGCCCGAACTGCGCGACAGGCTGGTCGTGCAGAAAACGCCGTCGGGTGGCTACCACGTGCTCTACCGGTGCGAGTCGCCCATCTGCGGGAACCTGAAACTTGCGCAGCGGCGGATCGACGTAACCGCCATAGGCGACGAGGAACCTCGTTACAAGATCATCACCCTCATCGAAACCCGCGGCGAGGGTGGGCTGTTCCTGTGCACACCGACGGCCGGTTACGAGCTGATCCAGGGCGACCTGTGCGCGCCGCCGGTGTTCAGTGACGCCGAACGCGATGTATTGCTCCGGGCGGCATGGGAACTGAACGAGCATATGCCGCCCGTGGTCAATGGTCCGTCGCACAACGGCGATGTCCGCCAGAGAAGTGCATCATCGGTCGGACAAGGCGAGCGCTCGGCCGACAATTCGCATAACGGCGATTGTCCGTCGGACAACGGACATTCTCCGCAGACAACTGCCGAACCCGGCCGAGAATTTGGACAAGTCGGCCTGTCTGCCTCACATCCGCCAGGTTCGGCGGACAATTCGCACACGGCCGCCCCTGCGCCAGAGAACGCCCACACGTACGCCGGCCCGCAAGAGAACGCCACAGCGTCGCCCTGTGGCCGCCACGTGGCCAACGGCGAACGCCCCGGCGATGACTACAACGCGCGTGGCGATGTGCGCGCCATCCTCCAAGAGCATGGATGGGTCTGCGTCCCGGGCCGCAAGGGCACCGACGGCAACGAGTACTGGCGACGCCCCGGCAAAGATTCCGGCTGGTCTGCAACATTGAAAGACAGCGTCTTCTACGTGTTCAGCTCCAACGCTTCCCCCTTCGAGCCGAACCAGGCTTACGCGCCTTTCGCCGTGTATGCGCTGCTGACCTGCGGCGGCGATTACGAACAGGCTGCCCGCTCTCTGCGAGAACGCGGCTTCGGTGGCGATCCTCCGGCGGACAGCGCGTCCGACTTGGATATCTCGGCCATTGCGAAGGTTGGTGGGCCAAAGCCGGCCGACACAGCGAACGAAAACCCACCTCTGGCCTACGAATGGGTCCGGCGCGACGAGCTCGTCTGCCGCCCGCCCGACTGGCTCCTGCGCGGGATTCTCGAGCGCGACACGTTCGCACTCATTTTCGGAGATCCCGGTTCCGGAAAAACCTTCCTCGCGCTCGACTGGGCGTGCCGCATCGCAACCGGGACGCCGTGGCGCGGCAAACAGGTTGCCCAAGCACCGGTGTTTTACGTTGCGGGCGAAGGGCGGCACGGGTTCGCACGCCGCATCCACGCATGGGAACAGTACCACGAGATCCCATTGGGTACGGCGCCGTTCTATGTCGGCCAGGCCATCGCGCTATCCGATCCCGATCGCCTCGCGGAACTCGTCGCCGCCACGGATGCCAAGATCCGGGAACTTGGCGAACCGCCCGCGCTGATCGTGCTCGATACCCTCGCCCGGAACTTCGGCGGTGGTGACGAGAACGCGACGAAAGACATGAGCCGGTTCGTGACGGCCTGCGATCAGATTCGTCAGCAGTACGGGTGCGCCGTCCTCGTGGTCCACCACGCGGGCCACGGAGACAAGACACGCGGGCGCGGTGCGTCTGCGCTCAAGGCGGCCCTGGACGCGGAATACCGCGTCGAGAAGGCCGAAGACGGCAAGCTGCTGGTGACGGCCACGAAAATGAAAGACGCCGAGCTGCCCGCCCCGCTGGCCATGCAGCTCGAGAGCGTAGACCTGCCGGGCATGACGGACGATCAAGGCATTCCCGTGACGTCAGCCGCCCTCAACGTGCTGGACGCCGAGACGTCCGCGCTCGTCGCACAGGTGGTGGCCATCAAGCCGTCAGGAACACGCGGCCGGTGGCAGGAGCTCGGATTGTCCATCGCACGGCAGCTGGCGTCCCAGAATAGCGGGCAAGTTAGCGTTCAGGATTGGCATACAGAGTGTGAAGCCGCAGGCATGGCGAGGGCAACGAGGTATCGCACACTGCGAGCTCTGCAGGATGCGCGAAACGTCGCTGTGACCGAGGATGGAATGAGCCTGGATGTGCTGGTTTAGTCTCACCGTCTCACTCGTCTCATTCCTATAGGAATGAGACTGAGACGAGACACGGCAATTTTTGGGCTGTCTCAAATGAGACGGATAATGAGACTGACGCAAGGTGTTATCAAATAAGGGCTTACAATAGCGGAGTGCCATTAAATGGCACATTTGAGACGGAATGAGACAGCCAAATGAGACAGTCCAATGAGACAAAGAAATGAGACTGGGCATAAAGGATTACACAGCAAGGAGTTACGCCATATTCGCGTGAATGGGTCCTCCCTCGACAAAAAGGCCCTCGATGGCGCGGGAAC